TTACCAACTAGTTCCAATTATATCAACTGTGTATTCAAATCCATTTACTGTGGCTACAAGAGTTACATTAACACCGTTTTTAACTCCAGTTTTAGCAGTAACAGAACAAGTATTAGCTGTTCCATTAGTATTAAGTGTAAATTTACTTGCATTTTCACCCCTTAAACTCCAATAAACAGGGGCAGTTGTATTAATGCTATAATCGTTTGTATCACCTAAGTAAATCTCATAATATTCACCAGTTATAACTAAAGATGGGGTAACATCATCTTGCTTTTCAATCGTAACAAATACTGATATTGTCCTTAATGCTTCACCCTTTACAAACGATATATTAGCAACCGTTTCATTGTCTGTTGCTGTCGCTGGAATTATATCTGTTAAAGTTACTATTTCACCAGTTAAAGTCAATAGGTTATCAGTTTCTACAAAAGAAATAAATGTATGAACTTCTGGATTTGCAACTTGTCCATCTTTTAGTCTTAATATACTTGATGTAATATCCATTCCAGCAATAACATCTTTACCAATAAAAGCTGTTGTTTCATATTTTGGCATTTCAGCCAAAACTATATCATCATCAGTTATAATTTTATCTTGTTTCTCTATGGTAACATTTACAGTTAATGTTTTAGATATTCCACCATATGTAAATGTCAATGTAGCTGTAGTTGTATTATCTTCACTTTCAAAAGGTATTTGATTGGTTAATGTTATAATACCAGCATTTAAAGTTAATAAACCATCTATACCAACATTTGATATACTAACAGTAATATTTTCATTAGCTGTCTGTCCTGTCTTTAGTTTTTTAACTATATTACTTACATCTGCATTTGCTAAAATATCTTTTGTTATTGTGGTATCTTGTTCATATTTCAATATTTCAACATCAATTAAACCGTTATAATCAATTGGTTCTCTGTAATATGTTGTATAGTCTGCAACATCTAATTCAAGATTATCGGCTGGTGTTATGTTTGTGGTTTCAATAGATATAACTAACAATCCTTTAGATATTAAGTGATTAACACCTATAACCCTAAAAGCTAAACCATCTAATAGTATCCTTGTTATTTTTGCGTGTACTATGCCATTTATTAAATTATCACTTTTGACAAAACTTCTGGTATGTATGTCATACTTCATTATTATTTCAAAACTTGAATTATTTGTAATTGAAATTACACCTTCAGTAACCCCTAAACTTGCATTATTATTTTTTAATGCTGTTGGATATGATAAGATATTAGTATAATCCCAATCAAATATCTTTACACTAAAAGGACATTCCAACAAATAAGCCTTATCACATCCTATTTCTGTATCAATTTGACTTTCTACTATATAATTAACAGTTTTTCCATTGGAAATATGAGTAATATAATCCCCAGTCTTTAAAGTGTTATAAGGTGTGATTATTTCCTTTTTATACGTTGAATTAGCAATATTAGCTTTCACATCTTGTATAAGTCCATTAATGATATTATCGTTGTTTAAATTAAGTTTTAAGACGTTATTTTGTGCAAATATAGAGTACATCTTATTGTACTGATTAATTAGTTTATTTTCTAATATCTGTTGTGCTATCATAACAATCTTACCTTCTTTTTTAACTCGTCAAGTTGTCGAATAATATAAGATGGATAATCAACTAAAAATGATTGAGTAGTATCGTTATATGTTAGACTTTTAGTTGCTTCATTGCCTAATTTTTGCACTTTAAAAACTACCATTTCAGTTAATAAAGAATCCATTGTTAAAGTATCATATATTCTTTTGGTGTATGTTTCTATTTCTTTTTTAGTCAACAAAATTAATACATCAATCTTAGCTGTATCGGTAAATCCTGTTAAAGTTTGAATATTTTCTAATGGTGTCAATATATTCACCTCTCTTATTTATTAAAAAAATAAGGGTGAGTTTCCCCACCCCTAAATTATTTATGCTAATGCCTTTGTTAATTTAACAACTTTTGAATTATCTGTTAAAGCTACTACATTTACCATTCTGTTATATATGCTTGTCTTTCTCAAGTTTGCATCTCTTTCCTGTTCTGTTTCTACTTCTTTCTTTGTGAATACTGTTACTGCTTCAGGATTTGCAATAAAAGCTGTGTCTGCTGGTACTGCATTAGATGTAAATACAGGAATATTATTAATAGAACCTATGTAACCTGTTCTTGTAAAACCTTCAACATATTTTAAATCATCTTTTAATGTTTTTCTCAACTGTGCCTTTTGTGTTGGATTTATAAGCATATATAAACCTTCTTCATTTTCACCAAATAAAGCTGTAGCATCTACAACAACATCAAAATTTATTCCTGCTATTGGATATTCCATTGTTTGTGTTGTTTTTCCAAGTTCAACATAAAATTTTGATGTAATTTCATTAGTCATATTAGCAGAAAGTTTAGATAAACCTGTGTCAAGTGTCATTGGGTCTTTCATAATTTCCTCATCAAATACAACTAATCTACCTTGAGTAGTTCCTACTATATATTCTACAGGTGTAAAGCTAACTGCTACATCATCAGTTTCAAGGTTTCCTTCACCTTGTAAAACTGTTCTAACTTGTCCCACTGCGTCATAAACGTTAATAATTTTTTTCATCCCAGCATTTTCTGTTAAGCTATCATCATGAGTGTAAAAACTTGACATATCTAATTTTGTATCTAAAAAATCTTTAACTTTATTTTGTAAAACTTCATTATTATATATTGTATGTGCCATTTGTATTACCATCCTTTTTTAATTTTTTATTTGTTTATTACATTAAAAAAACGCCTATCATTTCAGCGTTTTAGTTTTGTTTTTATTTTGCTAATTGCATATAAAGTTCTTTATTTTCATTGAATAGCTGTGTTTGTTCAGCAATTGACATTTTCTTAAATTGTTCTTTGGTGATTCCACTATTGTTTGAATTATTACTGTTCTTTGTTCCAGTTGAAGTAACCCTTTTAGAAACTTCTTTTAATACTTCTGCCTTAAACAATTTATCCAACTTGTCAATATTAGCTTGTGTTGTTTCAGCATCATTGCTAACTACAAAATCTACAAATTCTGAACTCATTCCCTTATTATTTAAAACTTTTGCAGTTTCATATTTTAAATTAGTTAATTGAATTTCAGCTAATTGTTCTTGAAGCTGTTTCTTTTCCTCAATTAAACGGGATTGTTCATCCATTTCCATTAAACTTTTTTGTCTTTGTAGTTCCTTTTCATACTTCTTCTTTTCATTTTGACTATTCACATAAATAGCTTGTTGGATTTTCTTGTCTAAATCAGCTTGAGAAATAGTTATAGTGTCAGTATCTTTATCTTTATTATCAACGTTGATGTTATCTTTATTATCTTCCATTTTTTACACCTGTACACCTCGTAAGTTGTACACCTTTCTAATTTTTAATTTGTTCCACCTCGTAAGTTGGAATGATATTTCTTTAATGTCTAATATCAAAAAAGACATAAAAAAAGCACCCAATAAGATGATTAATTATCTTTTGTATTTTCATTGTAGTAATTAAGTTTCTTTTCTTCTTCCAATTGCCTTAATTCATCTGATACTGAATTTACAAACGGGACTTGCTGTAAAAGTGTTTTTGTACTTACAGTATCTTTTAATTTTGCTATGTTGTCGGCAATAGCACTTAGATTTTTTGGTATATTTCTAATAAATGTTATTTTAACATTTTCAGTATCAAAATCATTACCGAACAAATTATAAATATTACAAATTAATTGTAATCGTCTTAATAATGCTTGTCTGAAAAACGATTCTTTATCTGATACAATACCCTCGATACCATAAAATCCATTCTTAATTGATTCAGCACTTACATGACTTGTTGCAATAGTTTCAAGATCGGCAACAAACGAAAACTTTTTAATCATATTTTCAAGTCTGTCTTTATAGTTCTCATTCTCCGTATCGTTAGAATCCTTATTAAGCCATTCAATTCTCGCTGAATTATTTTCGTCACTATCGATACTGAAGATACGATTTGATTTCATTAGTCTTAAATCAGAATCTGTCAAGTTTCCATTGAAGATGCAAAGATAGCTATCATTTAATTCTTGTCTAAAATTTGCTGTATCACTCAAAGCGACATCTAAACCATCAATTAACTTAAATACACACTCTGAATCACCAGTTAAGGAATTATTATTTTTAAATACATTTACAGGACAAGCCTTGAAATAGTGGTCTTTAACTTCCACCAATGAAATTGAATTGTTTTCCATCTTAAATATTTTTATATCAGTATTTGTGTATAATTCAATATTTGTTGTTGTTTTATTGTCTAATACGTTAGTTTCATCCCAAAAACGTATTGCATATAATAATTCACCATCAATGGAATTATCATATATAGGTATTACCTGTTCTGAATTTAATAATGTCATTTTTAGTTGTCTGTTATTATTAAGGTACAATAATTCATAACAAGTACCGTATATACTACAATTCTTGCCAATATCTATATTGTGACTTTGTTCAGTTTCCTTGTTTGCGTTTATAATGGCTTCAAGCTGTTCATCTGGTATAGTATAATTAATAGCTTTTCCACCTAAAAAGTAACCGTTAATTAAAGTTGTAATATATCTACTATAAGCTACGGCAATTTTGTTATTAGCCTTGTCAGGGTCTGCCATTACTCTTTGCATAATCGGCGGATTGACTGCATCATAATAAGCTTTATTAGTTTTTAATTTAGGTAAATATTGACTTTTAAATATCTCAATATATTTTTTGATATGTTCTGTTGTTAATTCAACATTTTTATCTATATAAAACAAAATTTATTCACATCCTTTATAATTTTACTGTTAAAATTCTTGCTTTCTTTTTAATATTTTGAATACTGTATCTGATTCCATCTATGCAGTGATTGAACGTATCAATTGGTGTATCAATATATTCGCCTTCTTTTTTAACCCAAGCATAGTTATCAAATTCTGTTATTGTATTTTCGCAAGTTTCATTTATAATAATTTCCATTTCTTGCATTTTTCTTATTCCAGAAATTATTGAGTTCTTACCTTTCTTACAAGGTTTAATTTTAGTTAATCCCATTTTGCGTAAATCAGCTATATCTTTTGGATTAGCACTATCAGCAATAATTACATTTTTATGCCAACCTTTTTGTTTAACTAACCTTGCAATATCTTCATTGGTTAAACCCTTTTGATATATCTCATCACAAATGTACAATGTCTTTGTCTGTTCGTCATAAAGGCTTAAAATACAAGTCGTGGGGTCATTAAATCCAAAGTCCATCCCGATAAGAGTAATTAATTCAGTATTATTTCTAATTAATTCATTTACATCTAACTTTTTAGCTGTATAAGAGAATACTAATTTATCTAATGTGGCAAAATTTCCCTCTGCCTCTATCTTATATCTTGCTGGATTCCTGTCTTTTAATCTTTCCATACGTTTAATTGTGGCATCATCACACCACTTATTCTGAAGATACGTTGTTTTGAGTATAAATGTATCTGGTGGAATTATACCTGTGTCAAAACCAAAGTATTTATAAGTCCAGTTCTGCATTGAAATTGGATTCATTGAAAAGTAAATCATTTTATTCTTAACTTTACCTCTCAATACGCCATCTATGGATTCTATATCATCTTCTAAGAAGTCCGTACATTCCTCGAACCATACACAATCAATATCTACAAATCCTTTAGCTTTTTCAGAAGAATCCATTCCAGACATTTTAATATAAGTTCCATTCGGGAAAACGATTGCATGTTCTGATTTATTAAAATCACAATATTCATACAATTGAAACTTTTCCAGTGCGTCTAATGTCATTCGCCAGATAGTTTCATTAACTCTGTTTGTTTGTTTGATTAAAAATAACATACGTCTTTTTTCTGATATTCCAAGCAGTATGAGTTTATCAACTATAAAATAAGATTTACCAGACGAACGACCACCATAATATAAATTGTATCTGTGGCTATAGTCGAACAAATGAGGTAAATATACAGAATTGAATAATTGCTTATCTATTTTTAAATCTTTAATATTAAATTTCTTTTTAGCTATTTCTTTCACCTACTTTTTTACATAAAAAAAGACAAGTATATATTTTAGTACCTGCCTTAAATCTAACGCCCCTTTCACTTACCTTTTTGGCTTGTTTTAGGGGTAAATTATTAAGTTTAGTTGTTGGTTGAGTAATTGCTTGATTGGATAATTGCGTTTGTTTAAATTGTTTGTAGTGCGTTTTAGTTAAGTATATTATATGTTTTAAAATCCATGTACACGCCTTTATAGTGTCATAGACAAACGTTTGATGCTTACCCTAATGTTTACTCGTTTGAATATTAACTTTTGTTGATAAGCTTGTTAAGGTTAATTTTTAGTCTGCATAAATTTTAGTAACTACTAAAAGCCATATGTGCTTTAAAAGGGGTAAGACGTCTATTAAAACCAAAGTTTTATCCTAATAAATATACATTGAATTGTATGCTGAAAAACCTAATTTGAACAAATTCTTTATACATTTCTACATAATAAAGCAAGGAAAACAGTAAGTAATTACTATTAACCTTGCAATATCAACGTTTATAGCATTTGTATTATATAATAATCTACTTATTATAATATGTATTATGATATGTAATTATGGCATATAAGATTTATTTTGCGACATAATTAATGATTAATACCAATAAGCATGAATACTCTATACAATCCCAATTTCAACCAATTTACCTGTTATTCTTCTGTTTCTTCCTCTTCAGAATCGAATAATGTTATTTTTATTTCTTGTTTCTGGTTTATATCCAATTGAACTTTATCGTTGCCAATACCATTTTCACCAAGAACTAGTTTAATAGCTTGTAACTGTGTACGTTTATCGCTGTCATCCTTTACTAATTTCATCAACTCTTTTGATGCAACATCTCCAAAAACAGCAAATTTATTACGTCTTTCTTTCTGTAACTCTTCCATAAATAATTCGTTCTTGTACCAACGGAAAAGGCTTGTTCTATGAACACCAACTGTATCAGCTATTTCTTGTTTTGAATAATCACCCCATACAAGCATAGATATTGCCTTATATTGTGCTTCAGTTAAACCTTCCATGTTCTTCATCTATATCACATCCTTTCTTTTAACACATTTATTACTATCCAAATAAAACACCTTACATACCTTATCATTATCTATCAACCATTTATCAAATTTCTGTTGATATACACCATGAATCATTGAGTTACCCAACTGATAATAATGAATTATACTATCATTGCCAGCGAACAAATCTATATATTCCTTAAGGTCAGCTAATTTATACATATACATTTCGTTTTCACTGTTTCCAATAACTAAATAATCACTTTTAATTTTGCGATACCATCCATTTGTATTAACAACATTACCATATTTATCCTTGATACTTGAAATATCCTCAATACATAATCTTCGTCTATCATTATAACCAAACTTTGATAACGTTTTATCCTGTTTTATTTCAAACGTTTTACTTATATTATTTTTACTACATACATAGTCAATACTCTTATCTTGATACTCTTTTATCTGGCTTACATCTTCTACAACATAACCAAACGATTTCATAAATGTTTCAAACTTACTTTCCTGTTTGCTACCAATTGCTAAATCTTTGTTCCAATCTACATCTCTCTTATAATTATATTTCATTTTAACCACAAACCAATTAATTGGTATTTGCAGTTGATTATCTATTATTATTTAATCTTCTTTTATTATCTTTTTATTACTGATAATCAAAAGAAGATACCAAAATTAATTAGTATCTCCTATTTGATATTTTTATTATTTTTTATAAACTTTCTTATTTCTTGATATGAGTGCAAAAACTTTTGTAGAAAATCATTACTTTTATATTCTTCCAGCAGATCTGATATATCATTTTCTACTACTGCATAAACCTTATTATCATTATCCATTAATAATTTAAACTCTATATTATTCATTGCCAAATAAGAAATAATATTAAGTGAATATATTCTTCTATTCTTTTGCATTGTCTTTACCTACTAACTTTTCAATATTATCAACTATTTCTTCTAGCGTTCTTTCTTCTTTTTTTTCTATCATTGCTATTATTTCCTGACATTGTTCCTGTACAATTAATGTTAAACGCAAACCTTCTTTAACTGATTCATGTAAATCATCTAAATCATTTTTTATATCAGCTAAATCTTCTGATATTTCATCTAATGTAATTTGCATATCGTCATATATTTCTTTTTTACTTCTTCCAAATAATTTAATTCTTATTTTTTTAAACATATTTCTACCCCCATTAATTATTCATAATTTCTTCAATCTTTTTTCTTGTACTAACATTCTTTTGTGTATGTGCCTTACCTAAATTATCTCTCATATCATTGTGTATATCATTAATTGTATAAACAACTTTACTAAGTATTTGATAATAAAAACTATAAGTTTCAGCATCAGTAACATTACAATCATAATTTTCTATAAAAGTATCAATTAACTTTTTACAACCGTTTAATTCATTATTCATTTTTTCTTTATTCATTTTACTTCTCCATTCTATTTTTATTAAGGTACAACTCTGTTGTCGCACCTTTTATTGCATTAAAAAAAGCACCAACAAGAATGTTAGTGTATTGATTATCTGAATCGGTAAAACACCTTATCAGCTATTTATTATATTTATATTTATGTTGAACAATTTTGTTTTTTAAAATTGTGAAACGGCAAGGAAATTGTTTTTTTAATTTCCGATGCCTTCTTTTGAACTATCTTATAATATTAAAGTCAAAACAACTAACGCACATTTAAACAAACTAAAACCATGTTTGTTTAAATGCTTGTTACGTCTGGCATGAAAACACTGCCATCCGTTGATATTTATTTTTAACTTTTGATAATTTATTATGATGAACGATTTCGAAGTTGCCTATAAATATATATAGGGTACTTCGATTCCGTTCACCTTTTAACTATGCAACTTTATTAATATTAATTTTACTCTTACTAATAACAATATATCTTTTACGGTTATCTTTTTTACTTTCCTGTTGAACATCACTAATTTCATATTCTAACTTCAATTCATTTAAAATATTTCTCAATTTCGCTGGTTGAATTGTTTTACCATTAATTTGATATTTTGATTTAATACCTTTTATATCAGTTATCATACTGCATAATTCTTGTTGGTGTTCATTATATAAATGTTCCCCATCAATACTATTCAAATATAATTCTAATTCTAATATCTGTTGGTGTTTTATATCTTTGCTGTAATCAATTAATTCTATGTTCTCACATTTGATAACTTTATTAATAAATTCTGCAAATGAATTATTCTTAACAGTGGCAAGATAATATTCATCAATTTGTATTCTTATATTCTTATCCATTAACTTATTTAATGTTAATTCTTTGGTGGAAAAATCATTATATAAACATTTACCTTTTTCAACTTCACCGATCTTTAACTGTTTCAAATATTCCTCATTTTCATTTATAAAATAATCATTTAATTTTCTTTGTGCAAATTTAGGATTGATAAATTGTGTTAATTCTTCTTTGTTCCAATTCCTAATATGTAATATTACTTTGTCATTGTTATTTATTATTCTTCGTCTACCTATACATTGAATAAGTGTTACTAAATCAACAATATCAATTACAATATGTCTTACAGATGAATCAATAATATTTATTCCATTATCCCAAACAGTTGTAACAAATGTTAATTGATTAGTTAATTTATGGTCTACTAACGCATCTTTAGTTATATGGTCTTTGTATTGTTTATTCTTATCACTACAAACAAAACTTGAAATATCCTTGTATTGTTTATGTAAATCTAATACATTATCTAATTTCCTATTAAAATATATTAATTTCTCATGTGCTGGCAAACTATTAATTAAATTATTTACATATTCTTGCTGGCTGTAGAAGTTAATCTTTTCAATATAACTAAAATCATTTGGTAAATAATAATTAATAATTTCCTTATTCTGTAATTGTTTTTCTAATTCATTAAATACATAAAATCCAGTTGCAGACATATATAATTTTATTGCTTGTTGGTGATTTAAAATATATTCATACGATATATCAGTTATATTTGTCCAACTATCAGTAATAAAGTAATGACATTCATCACAAATGATATAATCTATATCATCATAAATACTTTTGTCTATTCTGTTCTGTGTTTTGTTTTTACCCTTATCTAATAACACTTTTTGTAACTTGTGATAAGTTATCGGAAAAACTATACCTTGTAATTTATTCTTTTCAATTTTAGAATATATTTCTTCATTTAATGCTTTTCTGTTAGATAAATATAATATTCTCTTATTATTCTGTTTTGCATATTCAGCTAATATATCTAATGCAAATGTTGTTTTTCCTGTTCCCATTCCAGCAGATATTAATATATTGCTGTTTGGTGTCCATTCTTTATATTGTTTACCTATTTCTTTTACTAATTTTAATTCTTCAATATTCATCACTCTATCCCTTTCATCACTCTAAATTTTAATGTTCTCTATTGTTCCATTTTTCATATGCTGGTTGGCACTCATAATAATCAAATATATAAAATACCTTTCCAGTTTGTTTGTGTTTTCCTGTACCTAAACACTTAACCCCTTCTTCCATAAAGAAGTTTGCTTGTTCCCAATTGTAAATGTACTTTTTACCACTCATTTTTTTACCTCACCTTATAATTATTTTTTTGCATAAAAATAGCACTACATCTTATTTGATAAGTGCTTAATGGTATGTTGTTATTGTCTACCCTACTTTTAAGGCTTATTTATCCTTAAACTAACCCTAAAACTAAAGTTATATGCCTCATGGTATATTTACTCATTTAAGACATAACTTTGCTTAAAACTTTTTGTAGTGCATTTTAAACAACACAAAGCAGGAACTTAAATTAGTTCATGCTTAAAAGAAAGAGAGTGAATAACATATGGCGATGCTATTCCTCTAGAGTAAGTTACTCCTTTGTATTGTTTAATCATAATAATTTTTCTTCTGTAAATTTTATAATTTTACATAATAAATAATCACTAATTTGTAATTTGTTATTTTCCCATTTGGAAATTGTTGATTTATTAACTTTACAATAATCAGCTGTTTGTTGTTGGGTGTATTCTTTGGCACGTCTTATTTTTTTAAATTCTTTCCCTTCCATATTATTCTCCCTTTGTAAACTTTGTTGCTTAAAAAAAATATATTATCTTATCCTACCATTATAATAATTCTATAATTTTGAATTTAAAATCTTGATTTGTGTTTAAATTTCAATGTGTTACACGATTTTAAAAACCGTTAGATTTGTTATTTTTGTACCATTTTTTAAATCTATTTCTACCATTATACTAATTCTATAATTTTGATTTAATAATCTTAAATTTTGTTGAAATTTTAATATTCTTAGAATTTTCTGTTCACTTCACATTTCTTATTTTTTTCATACTTTTCCTTTGATATTCCAACTGTAATTGATGTTTGCATTTTGCACAATATTTAGTTGAAGTATCTTTTATTCCTTTTCTTTTAACTTTAGTCCCACAACATTCACAATAAATATATTCTTTATTATATCCATTTATGATAAATAATCCTTACAGACTACATTTTTCTGAATCACTTAAAGTTCTTCCCTAATATAAAAGTTTATATCATCAGCCAGACATATTATAATTTGAACAGTATTTTGATGTTCTGCTTAGTCGAGAAAGCCCCTCCCTAATATAAAGCTTTACATTAAACCTTGTACATATTGAAATATTAACATTATATTAACTTTTCTAAAGGTCTTAATTTTCAAAGTCCTACCCTAATATAAAAGTTTACAATAAACCTTTAACACATTGAAACTTCAACAATAAATTGATTAAAAACTTTTCCTAAATTTTATAGTGCAATTTTATCTATTAATTCCTTTACAAATTCATGTAACTATTACAATTTCAAGGTTGTGCGAAAACGGAATAACCATTACAGTTTTTACCCCTTCTTCATAATATAAAAATTATATTACCTTGCTGAAAGTGTTGTATTTTAAATGAAATATTCATTTTTCTGTTTTCCTAATTTTTATTTTGTTCCCTTATAGAGGTATCTTCTTTTTTGAAAAAGTGTTTATAAATCAATAAATCAATTTCTTAATATTCAATGTATATTTGATGTAACTGTTGGAATTAGTCAGGTGTACAGAAATTCCTAAATCAAACTATTTTTATTATCATAATATTAAAATTATCATGAATTGCTATATTTGTTGCAATCACTTAGGTGTACAACTTTTTACGTTTCGTTACATTTTTACGATAATATTTTTGTTCCCCTATAGACATATCATCTTTTAGATAAGAATGTTATAAATTCAACGTTTTATAAAAAATAATATGACATAAAATTGATGTATCTGTTGGAAATAGTGAGGTGTACAATTAAAAGATATTTCTTCCATCATATAAAGATATACCCTAATATAAAAATATTAGTCAACTCTTGCACCAGTTGAAATTATAATATTATTTGGCATTTTCTAAACCGTTACATTTTAGATTGGTGTACTGTTTTTACCTTCTCCCTAATATAAAAGTTATTACCAAGTCTTATATGTATTGAAATTTCAATTATATATTGATTTTTCTAATTTATAACATTTTTATTTTCTCCCTAATATAATAATTTCTCTTGCTTGCTGGATATGTTTATAATTCAATAAAATATTGTGATAAAACTTTCAAACATTTTCATCTCTCCATAGTAGACGAACTAATTTTATAAGAATGTGCATTTTTCAACGTTTATATTTTTGTAAATTGTTGAATTTATATGGATTTTCAATGGATTTCCTTTTCAAATTGTACTGTCCACTTTTTTAAATCTTAATGTGGAATTTTTATAAATATATTCCTATCCATACTAGCTAAAATCAAGTGGCACTTGTAGATATTGAAATTTCAACGTTTTTTAAAGGTCTGCTTTATCCACTAATTTGTGTCTCTTTTCTATCCCTATAGATAAAATCAAGTGTGTCATGTAAGTCTTGAAATTTAAGCATTTTTAAGTTGTTCTATTTCGTTACATTTTTGTTTTTATATATTCTTTTCCATATAGCTAAAATCAAGTGTTTCTTGTAAGCATTGAAATTTCAATGTTTTTTCAAAGTTAATTTACTTCACATTTCTTAATTTCTTCATATATTCTCTAATCCATATAGCAGAAATCAAATGAACTTTGTAACACTTGTAATTTAAACATTATTTCAATGTTCTATTTTCCTAAATTTTTATAAAAGTATTATTTTTACTATAATCTACAAAAATATTTCCAAAAAATGAGTAAGGACAGGCATAATTCCACACATTAAAAAATATACTGAAGTAAGCGTAGACTTCAGGCAAGTGCTTCAGTATATTTTTTAAAGTATGTAAAGTAATAGTTTGTCCACTTCTTTAAAAATGAAAAAAGCAAGGATAAATTCCCTGCTTTAATTATCTTTTCATATTTATTTTTTCTTTTTTATTTTTGTTTATTAACACATCTAAAGGATTATATTGTTCATAGTTATCTTGTAAATCCTTTAAAGCTAAATTAACATATTTTCTTGTGGTTTCCAATTTACTATGTCCTAAAAGTTGTTGTAAAGCAAATAGGTTCCCACCATTTTGAATATACATTGTTGCAAATGTTCGCCTAAAAGCATGAATTGAACTAACATTTATTCCATGTTGTTTTTTAGTATAATGTATTAATGCTTGCTGGCATGATGTTCTTTTTAATGGTAACCCATCAACATTTACAAATAAATAGTCTTTTGATTCACCTTTTCTATATGTTAGATATTCTTTAAGTATATTACTTAATTGAATTGTTATTGGTATTACCTGTTCCTTTTTATTTTTGGTTTCCGTTAATTTTACTAAGTTGTTATCAAAATCAATATCACCAATTTTGATATTTACAACTGAATTTAACCTATTGCCTGTGGCTAAAAAGTAATTACACAATACCCAGTTTCTATATTCAGCAAAACCACACTTCTTAATATCAGGCTTTTCTAATATCTTTTCTAAATCACTAATTGAATAAGTTGACTTTATAACTTGTCCTGCCTTAACTGATTTAATTTTAAATTCTTTGCAATATTCTTTTTCAATACACCAATGAACAAACGGTTTAAAATTAGTCAATTTACTATTAATTGTAGTGTTTTTATTTCCTCGTTCCATCAGCCATAAGATATAATTGTTAACTAACTTTTCATTTAATTCATTTGTTTTGGTAGCTTCAGTATTACAGAATTTACTAAAATCCTTGAATATAGAATTTTTAGTTATAATACTAAACTTACTTAAACCTCTAACTTTTAATTCTTTTTCATATTCTACCCAAGCAGTTGAAATTTCAATGTCTTTTAGTTTATTGTCTTGCATTTTAATTCGTGCCATAGTTTATAATATAGTCTCCTTTTTTGGTATTCCTACTTTATTATAAACTCACTTTTTATCAACCCTTTGAATTATCAATATTTATTCTAATTTCAACGCTTTCAATAAAAAAAGAAAAAAGCGTATGATTAAAATAAAGGGGGACGTTATATTTAAAAGTTACACGCTCTTTTCTTTTTTATATTATTAGCAGGATTTATTTTATTATTCATAAAATTCTAAAAAATTTAATCACCGTTCATGAAATTATTTTCCATACTTAGTAAGTCTTATTTCAGCCTTGAATAAATCACCGTCAATATTGATGCTCAATAATCCTTCCTGGATTTCCATCAGGCTTCTGGCAATTGCCAGTCCAAGTCCGTTTCCTTCGGAGCTCCTTGATTCGTCACCCCTCTTGAATCTCTCCATAAGCTCCTCAACTGGAATGTTAAGCTCGTAAGCAGAAATATTTTTAAAACTTACAAACACTTCTTTTTCATTTTCAGATATGTCTATATATACTCTGGATTCTTTTAAAGCATATTTAAAAATATTCGACAGCAGATTTTCCATTACACGGCTTAAAAGCCTTCCATCTGCTTTTGCAAATATTCTGTCCCTTTCGGATATTACTTTAAAAACTAATTTTGATTCATGAATTTTTTCATCCAACTCACCTAAAATCTGAGAAATCAAAGCATTGACATTTACTTTTTCAAAATTAGGTTCAATGCTTCCGCTTGTTGCTTTTGCAGCTTCAAACAAATCCTCCGTAAGTGTCTTCAGCCTGTTGGATTTTCTATCAAGCACATCAAGATACTTCGGGGCATTTGGAGAGTTGAGTCCTTCCCTTTTAAGCAAATCCACGTATGAAATAATTGAAGTAAGCGGGGTCTTAATATCATGAGATACATTGGTTATTAATTCGGTTTTTAATCTTTCGCTTTTAACCTCACTTTGTACGGCTATTTTCAAACCGCTCGTCATCGCATTTATATCTTCTGCAAGCTGTCTGAATTCACCGGCTCCCTCTAAATTAATTTTACAATCATAATCACCTGTCTTGGCTACCTTAAGCCCTTCTTGTATTGTTTGGAACTTTCTTACTTTTATGTAGACATAATAAGCGGCTGAAGCTGTTAAAGGAATTATCATCAGTGGTATTTTGGAACAGTAAAATGAAATCCCGATTAAAATGATTACTGCCGATACGGCTTTAACCATCAGCGGTCCTCCGGCTGCAATTTTAACCAATGCTTTGGCCGTATTTGACAAAACGAAACATGTCATTGAATGCTTTATTAATGTTCCGTTTTTTATATGCCTCACTATTGAGTAAAACAATGATTGGAAAGCTGCCACCAATACAGCAGCAAATGAAAGCATTACAAACCTCATTAAATTTTCACTGGTATACCGGATGTTTAATATATTGAAAAACTGGGTTATGCATAGGGCGACAATTCCTATAATCAAGATTATGCTGAAATCAGAGTAGAGGCGGTCAAAAGCCGACATGTGCACATCATCATCTCCTGTTATTCTTCCTGTTACGGCTGCAAGGTAAATAAAAAGCGTAATTATCAATGCCACACAAAGTATGATAACACTTGTGTTTTTAATCAAAGTATCCCTGTCGGAGTTCCACTTTTCAGCTCTTGATAAAAGGCCCTCCTCCGTAATTGCAGCATAAATTGCCATCTTCTGCCTTCCGTCTTCTATATCCTCAAATGTGTCAAGCAACGATGCGGAGTAACTGTTGTACCCGTTTTCAGGATACAATACCAGACCTTTTTTATCGATCAATATGTAGACATTTTGAATTTTATAATAATGGCTGTTTGAATTATTTGTGTTTGTTACCTCGTTCTTTCCGTCAGTAGCATAATAAATCAAACCGCCGGGCTCGTTTAAGTCATTAATGACCTGTTCAAAGTTGCCTAAGTCCGTCTTCATTATTATATTTTTAATTTCTTCGATTTCTTTGTTTTTTTCAGTCCAAAAAAGGTCTCTTGCTTCATCACTGTCCGTCAAACCCTTTTCAGCAATATAATTATTATACAGATTTGTAAGCTGCCAGCTGTCTTCTATGTCTAAATTCTTTACTGTGCCTCCGTTTAATATGTAGCTCTCGCTTTTGTAAACCTTGAGTACATATTCAAGTCGGCTTGCGGCATAGCGAAGCTCATTGCTTATTGTGTTGCTTTTCATATAGCTTTTAACCGTAATGCTCTCATAATTAGCCACATTCAAATAGATATTAAGTGCTGATGATGCGCCTATCAAAAAGAATACTATCAGCAATATGAAAGCTGAAACCTTAGTTACAATTTTTCTGCTATATGTCTTCCACTTTGTAACCAACAC